TAAATGTATCTTGTATACGCACACCTGTTATCTGATTCATGGCTCTAGTAAAAGCTTCTACATTACGAAATGCTTTACTGTCAGGGTTCATACCATAACGTTTAGCTGATGCATCAACACCACCTGCCATAGTTTCAAACAATACCTTCTGTGCATCTAAGTTCTCAGGGTCTTCAAGAAACTTCATGTATGCGTCACGTGTAGTATAAGGGTCCATCAAGTTACGAATCTTTTGTACCTGTAGTGAGCTAAGAGCACGTGCTTGTCTAAACGATTCTTGTGCAGCATTACGATTAGTAACACTCTGAGCTAGACCCTTAGTCATTAAAGCTGTTGAACTAAACAGATCAGCAATAGTTTGACCTACATAGTATTGGCTAAAACCAGCAACGTTTAATGCTGTGGTAGCTGGAGAGGAAACAAGTAATCGTTTCCACACAGACTGACCATAACGTAATGGCTCAGGTGGCTTAGGCTTTTTAATCTTTGTACCATCAGCCAGTGTAATTTCTTTTCCTTCTTCAGCCTCTTTAATAGCACCTGACTGTAACTTTATCTTAGTCTCAGCTGCTAATAAACCAGAGTTTAAAGTCTTACTAACCTGTGATGCTACCTGCAAAGTCTTACCAGCCTCACTGTAACGTGCTGCCATAACATCTCCTAGCTTAACACGTGCACCTGTAAGATCACCAAATTTAAAACCTGTATACTTAGCAAAAGAAATATTAATGTCTTCAAGTTCTTTCTGTGTTAGTGAGTTAGCTACGTTAGTCATCACGTCAGATATGTGAACTTCTTTACCTACCTTGTATCCCTTAGATCGGAACACCCCAACAAGACCACCTATCTCACCCTCAACATCACCAAACATAATCTCTCTTATAAGCTGAGAATCATCTATAATATCTTTCTTAGGATCTCCTTTAGCTACTTTAGCATTCCACTTATCTGTAGCTTTACGTATAGCCTTAGCCGCCTCAGGTGCATCTGCTTTCTTTAGAATAGGAGCATACAAATCTATTGTATTCTGTGCTAACTTTTCTGTCTCTGTACGAGTGTCTTCAAATCCTGATTTACCAGCACCTAGCTTACGTGCAACAAGCTGAGCACCACCTGCAACACCACCAAGGAGAGCAGAGAAAGCACTCTGTGTTTTACTGAACGTTTCCTGTGCTCCTACGTCTAGCATAATCTCTTGATTTGCAATATCTTGATACACCGCAGCTGTAGCGTCCAGTGCTGTAGTAGCATATAGGGATTTAGTTGCCGCTGTTCTAAACAAATCTCTTTGTGCAGCCTTCATGGCATCTCTAGGTATAGCTTTCTTAGCTTCTGTTTCAACAAGTTTAGATACTTTATCATAGACACCTTTAGTTCTTTTATCTGTCATACCTCTAGCCGCCGCACGTGCCGCCGCTTCTTTTCCAGCTTTACGCCCTGCTTCTCTAGCGGCCTTCTTTGTAGCTCCTGATCTTAAAGCGTCTCTACCAGCCTTACGTACTGCCCCTTTAATGACTTGCTTACCACTTACTTGAACACCACCAGCTGCAGCTCTACCTATACCACCCGTAAGTATACCCAAGTAGTTAGTAGGATCAGCTGCCGCCGCAAACACGTAGTCGCCTACACCCTTTACTGCACCCATTAATCCATCATTAACAAAGACATTACCTAGTTGGTCATATATCTGATAAGCTTTACGTGCTGTTTCTTTTTGTCTGTCGTTTGCTTTAGTAACAAACCTAACTTCACCTGCAGTCATTACAGTGTTAGCGTTGAAGTAACGCATATGCTTAACAAAATCATCTACTACATCTTCGTCTGATTTAGTTTGATAGTCTATACCCATACGTTCAATCATGTAGTCGCGAATAGGTTGAGAATATTTATAATCTTTTCGTATGTCTTCTACAGACAGTGTTTCTTCTGGGTCAAACGATAGAGTTTCATATTGTTTTTCAGAAGAAGAACCTGTACCACTGTAAAGATTTTTCATATATTCTTTTTGTTCAAAGTAGTTCATACTTAGTCGCCCTTAAACTGTTTAGGTGTACCGTCTGGGTTATGTGTGTCACCATACTGATCATCCCAATTATCCATAGCATTTACTCTAGTCTTTCTACCTGTCACAAATTTTGTGATAGTCACCTTAGCCTTAGGATCTGTAGGTCTAGGTTCAACTAGGATAGGTTGACCATCAAATGTATATCGACCTCCATATTGTTTATCCCATTGTCTAATATCTGCATCTCCAAATCCAGCCTTTCTATCGCCACCTGGTCTGTGCTTTTCTTTTGGTAAAGGTTTTAAAGTAGGACTCACAGTAGAAGAAACACTTGGTGGGCCACCTACACTACCTATACCTACAGATAACATAGATTCAGCTGCCTCTTGGTTTGGGGTCTTTTCTTTTATATCTTCAGCACCATCTTCACCTTTATCAACTTCTATTCCATACTCAGCCTTAAGTGTGTCTAGATATTCTTTACCCATAAGTCTTGAAATCTGATCTGTGGCAACCTTCTGATCAAAGAAACCACCAGCCTCACCATACATACCTGCATATACTTTAATCTCTTCTTCTACCTTTCCCCTAGCATAAAATTCTCTAGCAATTCTTTGTGCCTCAAGAATCTCTGTAGTGCTTACATCACTCTGATCACGCCCATCGGCTATCGCTTTTTCTAAAAGAGCTTTTTCAGCCTTTTCTGCCTCGTCCTGTGCTTCTCTAGACGCTAGTGCATCATCATATGTTTCTGTTATTTCTTTAGAAAAGTTAAAACCTTCTAGCTTACTAAAACGTTTCATCTCAGAGAATGACATTACAGCATTAGGTATGAGAGAATTAAACTCAGCTAAACGAGCTGCGGCATTTATATCTGCAACAGACATACCATCCATAGCATCCATTTCTCCTAGTTCTTCTCTAGCTCTATCCATAGCACCAAAGCCAAACAACCTACCAACTATATTAGTATCGTCTTTAAACTTAGTAGCCTGTGCTGTAGCTCCATATGTTTCTTTAGCAAACTGTTCTAAAGGCATATCAATATACTTTGTATCAATATCAGGTATGTTAGGCATATTAATAACAGCTTCAACATCATTCATAGATAATGTTTGACCTGCGGCTAAACCTGCATCAGCGTGTGCCTTAGCAAGTTTATTTCTAAGCTCACTCACACCTGTCATACCAGAAGCCATAGCAGTACGTATTATAGCTTTAGACCTAGCACCTTCTGGTATATACTGAAGTGCTTCTCTACCTAAAGATACAGCTGCATTTGCTCTAGCAGTACGTGTACTTATAAGTGCCTTGTTACGATCACTAGCCTCTATCTGTCTTTCCTTAAAGGCTTTAGCCTCGTCAGTCATCTCACCTATACGATCTGTTACTTGATTGAGAAAGTTTGCCTGAAATTCTTTACTGTTAAATGCCATTGTATATTAACCCTTCGCCATCAAGCCCATAGGCTTTTGTTCTTGTACTATTTCTTCTTCTTGTGGCATCTCCTCCTCCACAGGTTCTCCCTCCTGCGTTTCAACCATAGACTCAACCATCTGTTGTCCTTCATCAGATACGTCTGTACCTTCTTTGTCTAGCATACTATTAGCAATTATGAGGAAGCGTTGCATCTCTGCATCTTCAGCTTTCTTCTGTGGGTTATCGTTTGTATCTCTAACCATAACACCCATATCTTCAAGAGAGGCTTTTATGTATGCGTGTATAACAGGCGCTACAACAACACCTGCATCTAGTGAGTGTAAGCCTCTCATAACACCCTGTAGGTATGTAGTCTCAACTATAGGTGCTAAAGATACACCAGCTTCTATCATAGCACCGAAGTCCTGTAATATTTCCTCATTGTCTAGTCTCTCAACGTAGTATGCGGCCACCTCATTAATGTCTGACATCTGCGCTGGTTGTTCCCAAGGGTTGTTACGTGGTTCACCTGTGAGTGACTCACCAGGAATTGGTCTATCAAATGGTCCTGCTATTGGCATCTTATTATCCTATTTAGTGAAGCCAGCGCCGAAGTAGAGGCCGACTATTGCTGAAACTATGTGTGTGTCTAGAGGGGTTATAACGAAGCCACGTGCCGCTTTCCAGTGTACTGCATCTGGTGCACCTAAGATCCAGTTAATGAAGCCACCCTGTACTTCTGTATAACCAACGATTACACTTACGTCAGGATACCATACTGCTACTAGCTTTGGCAATACAATAATAGAGCCTACTGCAGATAAAGCTATGATCCTACGTGTCCAAGCAAAGTGTTTATCTTTACTACCATGATCTCTAGCTTCACTGACTGCGCCTACTAGGGCTTTCTGCTGTTCTGCTTTAGCTTTATTGCTTTGACCCCAGATGGACATAACTCCACCTAAGACAGTGGAGAAAAGCATTGTGATTAATTCTAAGGGAAGTCCAAACATCTATTTAGCCAACTTATTATATCGTTTAGTCCAGCCTCTGCCATGCCTATTCCATGTAGCAGACGGTTTACTATATCCTTTTGTACCAAACTCTAGTTCTTCTAAGAATGCATCTCTATACTGTTTCTTGGTAAAACTAGAATTTTTCATAGCTGTTTTAGTGAGAGGTCCCATTAACCCATCAGGAGTCAAACCTAGAAGATTCTGCAAAGCGCGTACTCCTCTTGTCTCCCCCATAAAAGTAGCGTGTAGTACAATCTCTTGTACGTCATCAGGCAACTCTTCAATATTAAACCTATCAATGTATTTCTCTGCTGCTATCTCTGAAGCCTCGTCTATAGTGAGAGACTTCATATCTTTTATAGTAGGTGCTCTACCTAGTTTTTCTGCAAGTACAGGGGCTGATATTCCGTGATTTGTACCTACAAAAATACCATTATAATAATTACCTATATCACCTTTATCTGTAGAATAACCTCCCTCTGCTTTAAACACAGATGCTATAAGATCTTTTCTTTTTTTCATATCTTTAAAACTAGACATATCTGATAAAGCGGTACGCTCTTCTGTAGTAAGAGACCTAGAGGGAGCACTAACCGTTTGTTTGGTTGGCATAACAACCTTCTCACCCGGCCTAATCATATCAGGGTTAGCAATCTGTGGGTTAGCATCTATTAATTCTTTTAAAGACACACCCTTATCCTTAGCTATAGCTGTTAGTGTATCTCCAGCCTTAACAGTAACGTCTTCTACTTCACCTGTATAAACTTCTGGTACAGCCATATCAGCCATGTCAGCTATGTCAGCTTCGATAGCACCCTCAATAGCAACACCACGCAAGTAATCTTCAAGCTCAGTCTTCATCTCTTGCATGTTCTTTTGATTATACAAGCCCATAGGTGTTATTCTTGTTTCTTTATTTGCTGATAGTCTAGCTCCAGACTCAGCCAAAGAAGTAGCAGTAGCACTATACAATGCAGACGCTGGTGTTAGTCTTTTGTCTGACTTGTTATCATTGTCATTATTATTACTAGAATATGTAGGCTTAGGTGCAGAGAAGACTGCAGACTCACCTTTTCTATCAGCCCTAGATGTACCACTGGGACGTGATCCTAATCCTTTAGGACGTAACTTAGGACGTGTAGTTTTATTAGGATTGTAGTAACTTGATACAGCGTTTGGGTTGTAACCTGGTTCTGGCATAGTTGTTGTTACCTTCTTATAACTTTCCGAATAGTAGGGCTGCTGCATTAACAGCAATCTCCCCAAGGAACTTTCCTGATGCGGCTGATAAGCCACTAGAATCAGTGTCGCCACCAGCAGAAGCCTTAGCTTCAGCAGCAATCTTAGACATAGCAATACTAGCATCCCTCTGAGCAGCGTTCTCACCTGACTGCCAAGCCCAAGCAAGAATATCTCGTTCACGTTGAACCATGTTATTATAGGCAGTCATGGTTAAGTTGTTAGCGGCTAAAGCTGCGTCACGATTAGCTTGATTGTCTGCGGCATTCTCAGCTGTTGTTATAGACTGCGCCCACTGAGCATTAGCCTGAGCTACAATCAAATGATTAGTAGCGTTGAACTGATCACGTGCATTATCTTGATCTGAGTTAAATCTAGATAGAGCATTAGCTTCACCAGCGTTGAAACGAGACATAGCATTGGTTTGCTCAGAGTTAAACTGTGATACCTGCGTAGCAAGTGTAGCAAAGAACTGGTTAGTCTGATTCTCAGAAGTAGCATTAAACTGTCTAGCTGCATTCTCTTGTGCTGTATCAGATAGAATAGTATTAACACGTTGTTGTGCTACAAACATACTTGTCTGTTGCTCGTTGCTAAGATTAGCCATATCCATCTGTAAGAAAGCTTGAGCGTTTTGTACCAGCGCTTGTTGTCTATTGTTTAGATTAGTTAAGTCCATCTGAGACATAGTTGCCGCATCAGCCATAACCTTAGCCTGACGATTACTTAGGTTTTCTAAGTTCATAGTCTGAGCCATCTTAGCATTCTCAAGAGCTACCTGCTGTTGTGCAGTGAAGTTCATGTTAGCTATCTCAGATATTCTAGATGCATTCTGAACCTTAGCTTGGAACTCTTGAGTAAACTCCATGTTGAGGAAACCAGCACGTTGACGTGCAGACTCCATAGCAACCTCTTGCTTATTAGATGCATCCATCTGTGCAATAGGTAGTGCAGATTCCATAGCCGCTTGTACTATAGCCATACCAGCCAGTGATGATGCACCTAAGCCACGCGCAGCCATAGTAGCTGTAGCATTCCTCATAGCTCCTGCAGCCCAAGTTGGTGTAGAACCACCCTCAAAGTCTGCCATAAGAGAGTCTAACTCATCCTTAACACTAGCCGCTTCTAGCTTCTGTGTTCCATAAATGTCTTGTACTTTTGTTTGATCTACAGCTGAGCCATCAATCATCTCTCCAGTTTCAACAACACGGGTAGGAGCATCTTCTACTTTAGCCGCCTCACCCTGTGCCGCCTGTAGATCTAGTTGAGCTAACTTTGTAGGATCTCCTGTAGCCGCTGTCATAGTAGCTTCGTCACTTACTACACCTGTAGCTGGAGTAACACCTGAGAGGGCTGTATCTACTGCTGGAGTAGCTGTAACAGAGTCTATAGTAGCTGGTTGTACAATGGGTGCAGCTACAGCATCTGGAGAGGGCATAGCTGTTGTAACACCTGCTGTACTTACATCACCTGCTTGACCTGTACCTGTAGCAATATCTGTGCCTACACCTTTATCTGCCTCTGTCTCAGCCTTAATAGTTAGCTTACGAGGATCAGACGTAATAGCCTTAGTCATGATGTTAGCGCCGCTGTTGATAGTTACACCACCCTCAGCCATCATCTTAACAGGAGCACCCTCTATGGTACGCCTAGCCGCTAGTGTAAACTTACCCATCTTAGATGCGGCTCTGGGGTTAGCTGCTAGAAAAAGATTAATAGACTTATTGTCCATAGGGCCATTGTAACCCAGCGCTGGTAAAACCTTCTTTTGTAGTGTCTCAGGTTTAAACCCTATAAACTTTTTTGCCATAATTATTTATTCCCTAACTGCATCCACACTGCACCAGCAATGAATGTTAAAATAGCTATTGTTGTTACCTTGACCACGGTAGACCAGATACCTCTACGTGTATCACGCCATACGTCAAGTAGGTCTCTCATCTCGTTTATATCTTTAGCTGCTGTAGAATCGTGTAATCCGATAGATGATAAAGCTTGTCTAGCTCCGCGCTTAGCTGCACGGTCTAACATAGATTCTAACTCATCTGGTGTCAAGTTAATACTAGACATATGTTTAATATTCCTTATTCTGGTTTAGTAGGCCAAGTAACTGTGTTAGGAAACCCTGCTTGTGCTGGTAAGTTAAGCAAGTCAGTTCGGTACTGTGTCCACTCTGCTTGTTTAGCATCTGTAAGTTCAGCCCAGCGTAAAGGGTTAGTTACTATAGGGTCTACTTCTTCTACCAATCTCTGGTCACGTTCTGCTCTTAAACCAGCCGCTAGTTCTGCATCTAGCTCTGCTTGAGTAGGTGCTACATACGCTGCATAGTCTGAACCGATAAGCCCAAGCAATACGCTGTTGTCTACAGTCATATCTGTATCATCAGGGCTTAGTGTGTAGGGTATCCAATCATATTCTGGATGGTTAATCTCTACATTAAATGCAGTATTTTCTGCATTAAGTGATTGTGCGTTACGCACTTCTGTTATTGTTACTGTTGGCATTAACGCCTCCTATTAATTTTAAGATATTCTGACCCATAGTGTTGGTGACTTTACGTTGAATTGCGAACCTACAGCTGTACCACCCATGTTTCTCCATGTGCCTGAAAGACCACAACTTGTTGAACCACTGAAATCTGTAGCTAATGGTCGTTGGTGTGTACTGCTATAATAATCTGTTACAAGCGTATTGCCTGCCGCAGTAGCACCTGCCGATATAGCTGTAGTGTTAGAATTAGATGTAGCACCTACAGTATAAGTACCTACATCGCCACGAGTTGTACTACCGCCAACACCTGTTAGGTTAGAGCCATCGCCGTATAGAGTAACAAACCGACCCTCTTTGAACCTAACGCTAGAAGTACCAAGAGATATTGCGTTGTCTCTATCAGCACCACCATTTGCTACAGGCTTTATTAAATTGGAGCTAAACTTTATGTAAGCATCATCTCCGTCATTAGACCCTATGTATACATGGTCATCATTTACAACACCAACATTACCTATAGTTGAGCCGTCTTTGCGGAAGTTAATAATAGCACCATCAGAACTTTTACGATTTAAAAATGCACAAGCATCATTGTTTACAGTAGATACTAATTCACCTGTAGATTTTAACTCTGCACCAACAGTAGCTATGTTTGAAGCAGTTTTACCCACCAACAAGTTGCCTGATGAGTCGATGCGCATACGTTCTGATGAGCCTGTAGCAAATCTTATGTCTTCTGCTCTAAACCCAAGTGGTTTTAATGCTGAACCTGCGGAGTTTTGTGCTTGTAAAGCTACATTCCCAATACCTACTTCACCGATGCCATCATTGATTGTTAATCTAGCATTAGTTGAAATATCTATATCTGCTTCCACAGCATTAACAGTGCCTGATAGGTGGAGGTCTTTCCATCTATAAGCATTTGAACCCAAATCTTCTGTTCCATTAGAAACAGCAGAAGTTTCGTTGGTTGGCAAAGTAGCGTTAGTAGAAAAATGTATACCAGAACCATTTACACCTGTTCTATAAAGGTTTTCTGTTTGAACTTTGTCAGTTACAGTATTGCCAGTTACATCAATGCCTGTTGAGGTTGTGGCTATTTTGGCTGAGTTATTGTGATAAAGCGTAGCCGCACCATCCGTAGTAAATTTAGCGTAAACCTCTGATGAGCCACTCATTAAATACAGGTTATTACTAGCTTTAATCGTAAGGTCGCCAGCTCCTCCTTCGTTTATGAAACTGTTTGACCCATCATGAAATATCTGTAAGTCATCACCAGCACCAAACTTTGCCTTGACGTTATCTAGATATGCAATGTCGCCTGTCATAGTACCACCAGCTTTAGCTAGTTTAGTACCCAAAGCTGTTGTGAGAGTAGAGTTATAGTTAGCATCATCATTGATAGCCGCAGCTAACTCATTCAAGTCATTAAGTGTGCTTGGTGCGCCACCAATAAGTGTCGTAATCTTATCTGTAACATAAGCTGTTGTAGCTATCTTAGTACTATCATCAGACTCAGCTTGTGTAGTTGCTGTAGTAGTAGATGATAGAGAACCACTAAGTGTACCACTGAGTGAACCAGTGATAGTGCCTGTAGCTGTTAGGTTACGGAAGCCTGTTACATCTTTGTCTGTATTAACTACTACAGCTTTAGATGCTGATACTGTACCTGCTGTAATACCGTCAATGCTCTCTAAGTCATTCTCATTAATATCAGCACTACCTATTACAAAACTACCACCAGTGATAGCACCTGTAGTTGTTATAGTAGATGAGCCATTGTTTATATTACCAAAGCCTGACGTTATGCTACCACTATTCAATGCACCTGTAGAGGTGATGTTAGTTGTAGTGATACCATCAACATATGCTTTGATAGACTGCTGACTAGCAATGCCAGTAGCAGAGTCACTGGCAAGGTTATCCTCATCAAGGAAGCTCTTACCATCTAAGATGTTTATTTCTTGTGCGCTGTCTGCTAAGTCTCTTGCCTTACTCATGGCTCATCCTTTTTATATTATATAATTTATGCTGCTTCTTCTACGGCTGGTTCTTCTAAGGAAGCGGTAAGCCTATTGACGAAAGCTTCTCTGCCAATACTTAGTTGGTCTAAGTTGAACTGTGTTGTAGAAATCTTACGATCTAAATCTGTAATATGATTAATCATAATCTTTTGCTGATCAGTCATACTCTCAATTTCGTATTCTTTATCGTTGACTGTTATAGTTGGGTTTTTTTCTGTTTTTCCCATTATAAACTCCTTTAAGTTTGTGGTTAGGTTTACCAAGACAAGATTATCTTGGGTTTGTTACTTAGCTAAAGTTTAGGTAAGTAAATTCTTTTAGGTTGGCTTTGTAGGCCATGTAACAGAATATGGGTATTCAGATTGATCTTCAATATCTGCAATAGCTTGGCGGTAAGCTAATTGCTCATCAGTTCCTGATTCTTCCCAACTGCTTGTTTCAGATAAAATTTTATCTCTCTTAGCATGGATTAATTCTATTACTTGATTTTCTGCATCGGTATACATTAGTTTGTACTCTCTCCATCTCTAAACGCTACATCAGTTGATGGGAATGCTTGTCCACTTCCCAGACCCCAAACAACACGAACACACCCTCGAACGGTGTTTCTTGCCGCAGGGTTTGGTAAAGAACTTCCAGGGGCAATGTCTGCATAACCAACAAAATGTCCTGCGCCAAAGAAAACCCTATCACCATTGCTTTCACTTGTAGATGGGAAGTTTGAGGTGTTACTAGAGCCACCTCCTCCTTGTGTACCATTGTTGTAACTAGTACTGAGGCTATCACCAGCTCCACCCGATCCATTCGAACCTTGACCAAAGGGTGCAGTACCACCGCCGTAGTGACCGCCACCATAACCAGAGCCTTGCTGATCAGTCCACATGTTACCTCCGCCACCTCCGCCACCATTTGAGCCATTAGCACCACTCCGTCCAGCATTAGGCGGAGCATAAGCCGAACCACCTTCACCGCCCGATCCGCCGTATCCCCCAGCACCACCGCCGCCTGATCCTGCATAAAAAGTCACATCATTGTTAGAACCAGCATTATTGGAGCCGCCGCTTCCGCCATTTCCGCCGCCATCACCGCCTGAGTAACTGCCGCCACTTTTCATGTTGCCAGCATTACCCCTTACATCACAAACACCAGCCCTGTAAAATCTTGCATAACTATTATTTAGCGTTACTGTAAATGTCTGCCCAGCGACAACATCTATGTTGTTTTTATAGGCTAGTCCACCACCGCCAAAGCCGCCTCCGTTACTTTGATAATACCATCTTCTAAAGCTGTTATTACCAGTCCCACCAACTGCACCCTGTCCTATACAAACAACAGATATATTCAATACACCAGTAGGCACTGTAAATGTATAGGTACTAGAGCCTATGTCTCTTTCAGTGTTTTGTGTTGGGTCTTGAACAAATAAGTGTGCGCCTGCTACTTCGTTTCCAGAAGTTGCCCCATACCATTCATTCATAGCCATTTGTGAGCCAGAGCTTTTATCAATCATATCTCGAACATCAGCGTCATTAAGAGAAACTTGGCTTCCAGACGAACCGCCAGCCTCAACGTGCAAATCGTTTAAGGATATTTGGCCAGAAGTTTGTAACGCCATCTAACTTACCTCGCCTTCAATTCTTCGATTTCAGCTTTTAGTTCTTTGATTGCTTCAATCATTAATCCATGAAGTTGATCGTATTGCACTGTCTTGTATTCAGTCTTATCATCTTCACCCATCTTGAGCGGTAATGTTGTTTCTGATACTGCGCTTGGCATTACCTTCTCAACTTCTTGGGCAATAACACCAGCAGACTTTTTGCCATCAGCTAGGTATTCAAATGTGTAACCATTTAGCTGTGATACTTTGTCTAAGGCATTGTCTATCTTAACGATGTCTTTCTTTAGACGTTCATCTGAAGTGGTTGTAGAGTAAGCAACAACGTTACCATCAACGTGCAAGTCGCCATCGTTCTCTAGGCGCATGTCTAAGTTTCCGTCTAAACGGAAATCTATTGCAGTTGTACCAACCTCGAGGTAGTCGTTACCATCACGCCCAATGAACCAAGCCTCACCACGCAAGTCACCGCCGTTGATTGTGCCTCCGATTGTAACTCCACTGCTAGTTGTTGTTAGTTTGGTGTTATCATTATGTCTTAGTTCTACACCACCATCGGTTGTAAATATAGCTTTAGTTTCAGTTTTAGCCGCATTTTGTATGTAAAGTTGGTCTGCCGCTATAACTAAACTTCCACTACCAGTTTCTTCAATATACGAGTTATTATCACTACTGCTATGGTAAATTGAGAAATCATTACCAGTTCCCATAACAACTCTTTGATTGTCTGGAAACTTTGCATAGCTATTAAATTGTGCTGTACCGCCATCAGACATATCAAGTGTGAGGGCTGTTACCGCAGACCCACCGCTATTACCTTTAAAAATAATATCGCCATTACTAATACTTGAGTGAATATTTAAACTATTACCGCTAAGATTAAACTTACCATATTCTGTTCCACTATTATTTAGACCTATATCAGCACCAGCCGCATCAAGAATAATGTCTCCTGAAACATCCACTGTTAGGTTGCCAGATGGATTAGCTATAGAGCCTGATAGGTAGAGGTCTTTGAATGAGTTTCCATTAAATCCTAAATCTATTGCATCATTTCTATTTGCTCCTGTACTACTTGCAGGTGCGACAACTTGAGAG